GCCGGCCTACGACTATCAACAGACCGTGTCGCCAGACGGGTCGCTCGTGGACGGGATCGAGATGGACCGGCACGGCAACGTGATCGGCTACCACGTTTTGAAGTCCCATCCCGGTTCCAACTACCTGATCGGCATCAACGAGTACGACCGCGTGCCGTCCGAAGACGTGCTGCATTGGTTCCGCTCGACGCGCCCCGGCCAGCACCGCGGAATCTCGGAGTTGGCGCCCTGCCTGCGTCTGACGGCGAACATGCGGCGGTACACCGAAGCCGTGATCCGGGCTGCGGAGATCGCTGCCGATCTGGCCGCGTTCGTCCACTCCAACTCTCCGGCCGCGACGGTCGACGACGTTGACGCGTTCACCGCGATCGAGATCGAGAAAGGGACGCTTACCACGCTCCCAGAGGGATGGGACGTTTCGCAGCTCAAGGCCGAACAGCCGACCAACACGCACCAAGCGTTCACGCGAACGATTCTCGGCGAGATCGCCCGCGGTGTGAATCTGCCGTACCACAAGGCTGCTTTCGACGCGAGTTCCTACAACTTTTCGTCCGCTCGCCTCGACGGCTCGCTGCACGATCAGAACGTCCGCGTCGACCGCGACGAGCTCGAGCGGTCGTGGCTCGACCGGATCTTTCGCGCGTGGCTCGACGAGGCTCTGCTCGTCGCCGGCATGATCCCGGCCAATCTGCCGCCGGCCGCCGAGTGGAATTGGACGTGGGTCTGGGCCGGAAACGACGGCATCGACCCGGTCAAGGAAGCCAACGCCGTCGAGACGAAGCTCTCGACGCTCACCACGTCGCTCGCCTCCGAGTACGCGCGGCAGGGGAAGCAGTGGGACGAGGAGCTTCGGCAGATCGCCGCCGAGCGGCAGCTCATGGGTGATCTTGGTCTGGCACTCGGCGATCGGCCGTCGCAGATCGTCCTCCCCGATCTCACCCAGGGGGCCAACGCATGACGAACCTCTCGCTCCGTTCTGCCGTGCAGTTCCTCCGAGCCGACGCTTACGGCGAAGGCGAAGGACTGACCACGCCGCGGATTCCGCGATTCTCGATGGTCGGCTACTCCGGCGGCGTCATCCGCCAGGCGTGGAGCCGCGAGCCGATCGTGATCGATCTGGCCGGCATGAGCGTTCCGTCGGTGATCCCGATCGTCTTCGGCCACGACTACTCACTTGAGTCGGTCCTCGGCCAGGGCACCGGCACCGTCGCCAGCCAGCTTGTAATCGAAGGCGCGATCCTCGCGCAATGTGAAGCCGCGACGCAGGTCGTTCAGCTCGGCGACCGCGGCTACCAGTGGCAAGCATCGGTCGGCGCCGACGTTGACGAGGACTACCTCGTCGCCGACGGCGACACCGCACAAATCAACGGACAGACCTTCACGGGTCCGCTCCGAGTCGTAAAGCGCTCCACGCTGCGGGAGTGTTCGTTTGTAACCCTAGGGGCCGACGCAGCGACGGCCGTCACAATCACCGCGAAAGCGGGGGAGTCTCCCATGAGCGATGAGACGAAGGCCGCCGACGCGATGCCGACGGGGCCGGTTCAGAGCGAAGAGCACGGCGGGCCGATGCCCACCGGGCCCAGCGACGTGGCGTCCGCCGCGCCGAAGTTCGACATCGTTGCGATCCGTGCCGAGGTCGTCGCCGATGTCACCCGCGAGGTGAAGGCGACGCTGCTGAAGGATCTCCGCGACGTGCGCGGCGGGCCGGCTATCCACGCCAGCAAGCCGGCTCTCGACGAGGATCAGGTGACGATTGCCGCGATGCAGGTCGTCGGCGGGCTCGGCAAGCAGGTGGAGGCCCGTTACGGCGATTCGCCGATGGTCGAGGCCGCTCACATGCGGTCGCGGTCGATCGGACTTCAGGATGTCCTCATCACCGCCGCTCGCCGGGGCGGGTACGACGGTGTCCACAAGGTGACCGCCGGGAACATCGGGGTGATTCTGCGGGCCGCGTTTGCGACCCACAACATCTCGAGCATCCTCGCCGCGACCTACAACAAGTACCTGCTCAACGGCTTCGAGGCCGTTGAGTCGGTGTGGGATCAGATTTCGCTGGTGCGACCCCTCAACGATCTGAAGGCCATCACCGGCGTTCGGCTCGACGGCGGGTTCGTGTTCGACGAAGTCGGAGGCGACGGAAAGTTGAAGTCCGCAGACGCCGCGGACGCAACTCGGACTCTCCAGGCGAAGACCTATGGGCGAATCTCGTCCATCACTCGAGCTGACATCATCAACGACGACCTCGGGGCTCTGACGGCGGTTCCCCGCCGGCTGGGTCGCGGTGCCGCGCTGAAGTTCAACTCGGTCTTCTGGACCGAGTTCCAGGTCGGTTCGACGGTCAACGCCAGCTATTACGAGGGTGCAACGGCTGGTGCCGGCAACGCTCTGGCGATCGGTGCGGTGGAGACCGCGTACGGTGCCTATCGCTCGCTGACCGACCCGAACGGGAATCCTCTCGGCATCACGCCGAAGATCCTGCTCGTGCCGGTCGGTCTGCGGATCACGGCGGACAAGATCCAGACCGGGAACACCCTCCTGGCGTCGAGCCTCGGCTCGACTTCCGGCAAGGTGCTCGAGCCCCAGGCCAACGTGCTGGCCGGGAAGTTCAACATCGTCGATTCGGCCTACCTCACCTCGTCTTCGACGTGGTGGATGTGTGCCGATCCCGCCGATCTCCCGACGATGGAAGTCGGGTTCCTGAACGGGCAGCGGACGCCGATCGTCGAGCAGGCGGAAGCCTCGTTTGACACCTTGGGTATCGAGGTCCGCGGCTACTTCGACTTCGGCGTGAGCAAGGCCGAAAGCCGCGCGTGCTACCGGATGGCAACTGCCTGATCCCTGCCAGCGTAATCCGTGCCCGGCGGGCCTGGGATGTCCAGGCCCGCCGGGATGACGCTCACCACACATTCAGCCCATGAGGTCTTTCGATGGCAACGCTCAAGCAGTCCAGCTCTGATTCCTGGGACTACACCCCGTCGGCCGCGAAGGCCGTCGGCGATGTCGTCATTCTCGGCAAAATCGTCGGCGTCGTCTGCCGGCCGATCGCTGCCAGCGCGAAGGGCTCCATTGCCGTTCGCGGCGTGTTCACGTTCGATAAGGTCACGGGCGGCGCTCTCACCGCCGGTGCGGTGGCCTACCTTCACTCCAATCTGAAGGTGACCGGCTCGGCCACGACGATCGGCATCGCCGGGATCGTTGCGGTGGACGCTGCCGCGGGTGACACGTCGGTCGACGTGTCGATCAATCACGGGATGCTGTTCGATCTGAACGCTACCGGCCCCGCCTGACGTTTGATCTCGCAAGCCGCCGGCGGCTACCTACATTTTCGGGTGCCGCCGGCGGTCTTGTGTCTCGGAGGTGATCTGTGGCCGACATGCTCTCCGACGGTGCCTCGTGGATGGCCGACCAGCTCGCTGCCTCGGCGTCGCTCACGGTCGCCTATCGCCGCGGCGCCAACTCGTCGCAATGCCAGGCGACGATCGGCAAAAGCACGTTTGAGTCGAGCGGTCAGAACGGCGTTACTGAGCAGTGGGAGTCGCGTGATTACATCGTCAAGACGGCCGATCTGCCGTATGGGCAGCCGCTCCGCGGGGATCTGATCGTCGAGGACATCGGGGGAACGTCGGTCTTCTACGAGGTGACCGCACCTCGAGGCGTGCCGCTTTTTCACTACGGGGACGCCTTTCAGAATCTTGTCCGCGTCCACACGAAGCAGAGCGACAAGGACCAGACGTTCATAATCACCGACCAGGGCGAAGAGATCGTCGTGCCGCTCACCGCCCAGGGCTGACACATGCCGCTGTTCAAACGTGTCGATCAGTTGCCAGCCGCTACCGGCGTTACCGGCACGGACTTCATCATCCTTTCGCGGCCGTCCGGCCCGACGGGAACGGTCGGCACTCGAGCGGCGACGCTGTCGCAGCTCCTGGCTTTCCTGAACACCAACGGCGGCGCTACCGGGCCGACGGGTGCGGCTGGTGCCGCGTCGACCGTTACCGGGCCAACGGGCGCGGCTGGGGCGGCCGGGGCAAACGGCGCGGCCGGGGCCACCGGCCCGACGGGCGTGGCGGGCAGCAACGGCACCAACGGCACCAACGGCGATCCCGGCGCCACCGGCCCGACGGGTCCGAGCCTCTCCGGCTCTGCGGCTGGCGGCGATCTCGCTGGCACCTACCCGAATCCGACGATTGCCGCCGGGGCGGTGACTCTAGCGAAAACCACCGGCATTCAAAAAGTCATCACTTACGGCACGGCTGCACCGACCGGCGGCAGCGATGGCGACATTTACCTGAGGTACACCGCATGAACCTCTCGCTCCTCGCCGCGAAGATTGCCGAACCGCAGTACCGCGGCCTCTCCGACCAGCTCGTCGCAGACGCCGTCAAC